ACTGACCGCGAAGTCAATAACCGTTTCCAAGATTTAGAGGCGGCAACGGGGGTTGACGCGGCCGATCCGACCCTGCGCTCGGTGATTTATCACGAGTGCATCATGAATGTTGACTTTGACGGAGACGGCATTGCCGAGCGTCGCCGCATCTGCGCGATTGGTTCTGACGGCGCGTACATCCTGCACAATGAGCCGTGGGACCACATGCCGTTTGCGGTCTGTTCGCCGATCCTGATGCCGCATCGTTTGATCGGCCGGTCAGTCTATGACCTGACCGAGGACTTGCAGGTGATCAAGACCACGCTGATGCGCCAGTATCTTGACAGCGTCTACAGCAGCACGCTGCCGCGCATGATCGCGGTTGAGGGTCAGGTGAACCTCGATGACTTGCTGGACGGCTCTGCCGGCGGCGTTATCCGCGCCCGTCAGCCCGGTATGGTGCAGCAGATCACAGGTGCGTCGGTTGGCGGTGAGATACGCCCGCTGATGGATTATTTGGACAGCGTCAAAGAGCAGCGCACCGGCATGAGCCGCGCGTCTCAGGGGCTGTCACCGGATGCTCTCCAGTCTTCGACTGCAAGCGCCGTCGCTGCTACCGTTAGAGGCGCACAGGTCAAGCTGGAGAGCTACGCCCGCACAATGGCTGAGACCGGCGTGAAGGACTTGTTTAAGGGCATCCTGCATCTGGTGCTGAAGCACGACAATAAGCCGAAGATGTTCCGCCTGCGTAACAACTTTGTGCCGATCAATCCGGCCGAGTGGAAGTCGCAGTTTGACACTGTCGTGCAGGTCGGGCTTGGCACCACAGACGACGAGACCAAGATTGCGTTTCTGACGCAGATCGCGGCCAAGCAAGAGCAAATCCTGATGCAGCTTGGGCCGCAGAACCCGATTGTCTCGATGCCTCAATATGTCAACACGCTGCGCTCGATTGCCGAAATAGGCGGGTTCAAGGATGCCGATCAATTCTTTAACTCACCGCAGATGATCCAGCAGCAGATGATGATGCAGGCGCAGCAGGCACAGCAGCCGCAGCCTGATCCTGAGATGGTCAAGGCACAGCAAGAGATGGAGATTGACCGCGCCAAGATGGAGCAGCAGATCGCGCTGGATCGTGAGAAGATGCAAGCGGACATACAGCTACAGCGTGAGAAGATGGCAATGGAGATGGAGTTGCGCCGCCAAGAGCTACAGGCAGAGGCCGAGCTTCGCGTCGCCAAGGCTGTCACTGACGCCGACATATCAACCAACCTGCCGAGGAACTAACGATGGCGGTAACGAAAACAGATTGGTCAAAGCCTGCAAGCGATCCGGCAAATCAGCCTGCCTCTGATGAGGTTTACCAAGACGCGATTATGCGTGCGGCGGCGGATATGTATATGGCCTCGCCGCAGGTTGACCCCGCTCAGGCCGCGCTGCAAACGATATCGGGCATTGAGGACAGGCTTAATGATATGGCAATCCGAGACGATGCTCGTCGTCGCCTCAGGGATTTGCAAGGTCAAGAGATGCTTGCCCTAGAGGCGGCTGCGCTTCAAAGGGCGATTGACGCGAAGCGCGCGAATGATGAACGCGCGAATGAGGCCGCGCGGATGATGAGCATAAACAACCCGCTGGGTATGGGTATGCCTTCGCCTGCAAGTGACGCCGCTGCGTTTAGGGCGCGTGAGGCAGCCCTTGCATCTTCGATGGGTATGAACCAAGGTTTGGCTGGGTTTGACGCATATCAGGCGATGCTTTCTGACGCTGCTGCTGCGGCCCGCGCCAATATTGCTGGTGCATCGGAAGGTCTTTTAGGCGCGCCGACCCGGTTTATGAATGAAAGATTTTTAAAGGGTATGGGAACCCGAATAGGAGACCGCGACAGCGAGGCGTATAATTTTTTCCTTTCGGACCCGAACCTTTTCTCTCCTGTGTACAATGCGGCAGGCCGCCTAACTGGATATCGCGATCAATATGGACGGCTAACGGGTACTGACCCGATTGCGGACGCAGCGGCTATGGGCGCCGGCGGCGATGACCAGCCAGAGGTAACGTCAACCGTCACCAACCCGGCGACGGGCCGCGAGGAATGTCCAGACGGATATATCTTTGACCCCGATCTGAACGCCTGCCGGCTTGACACGCGCGGCGACACAACAACGGCCCCAGACGCCCCCACAACGCCTGTAACGCCCGGCGAGATGTATGCGCGCACTGGACTGCTAGACGTGGCTCCAGAGGGCCTGATGGGCTTCAGAGAGCGTTACGGGGCGGGCTTCGGCACGCCTTCCGACTTTGGCGCGGCAAACCTTGCTTTCCGACAGCAAGCTGCTATATCTCCAGAATATTTCCAGACGCCACCAAAACTGACAGGATACACACTTCTGTGATCAATGAGGGCAAGAACAGGCAGCGGCAGGATCGCGCCGAGAAGGCCGCAGCGCTGCTGCGAAACGAACTTTTTATCGAGGCGTTTGAGTACCTCGATGAGCAATTCGTCGAGGCTTGGAAAACATCCGGCGTCGATGATGGAGAGGCACGCGAGAAGTTATTCCAACTGATGCAGGCACTTGGCGCTGTCAAGGGGTACTTCCAGAGCGTTGTCGAGGATGGTAAGCTGGCACAAGCACAGCTTGACGAATTTAAACGGTACAGCCGTGTAAACTAGGAGCTTTTTTATGTCCGACAATCCGACAGGAACCGGAGCTATTTCTTTAAATGACGCAGTTTCTCTTCTGAACACGCCCCCAGCGGACACCGTGACAGAAGAAACCGTAGAGGCAAGAGAGCCTCAACAGCCTGAGACTGAGGCGTATGAACCAGAGGCGGAGACCGCAGAAGCGGCCGCCGAAGCGGATTACGAGGAGGACGATGAGGGCGAAGACGCCTACGAGGCGGATGATGATGACGAGTACGAAGAGGAGCCTTCTCAGACCTACACCGTAAAGGTGGACGGTCAGGAGATCGAGGTAGACCTTGACGAGCTTCGGAATGGTTATTCGCGGCAGCAGGCGTACACTAAGCGCTCGATGGAGTTAGCCGAACAGCGCAAAGCCTTTGAGGCCGAGCAAGCTGAGACGAAACAACTTCGGGACGCTTACGCGCAGCAACTTGATCAGTTGAGCGCCCAAATCCAGCAGACAACTCAGCAAGAGCCTGACTGGAGAGCATTGGCCGAGACGATGTCCGAGCGTGACTTGTTTCTGTACAAAACCGAATGGGACCAGCAGAAGGAATACCAGAAGCAGGTCGAGGTTGAGAGACAGAGGATTGCGTCGGAACAGGCTCGCGAGCAAGAGCAGAACCTGCGTAAGCACCTAGAGGTGCAGCGTGGCGAAATGCTTAACCGCATCCCTGCGTGGCAGGATGAGGATGTACGCGAGCAAGAGCGCAGGGAAGTGATTACCTACGCTCAGAAGCGGATCGGGTTTAGTGAAGAGGAAATCGCAAACGCCTCGGATAGTCGGGCGATTGAGCTTCTCTATAAAGCGTGGAGGTGGGATACCTTGCAAGACAAAGCCCCCGCCGCCAAAAAACGCACCCGTAAAGCCCCGAAGATGGCCAAGGCAGGGCGACCAAAGACCAAGCGCGAAGTTGCTAATCGTTCTCGGCAAGAAGCCAGAAAGCGCTTTGAAAGCTCTGGTACGGTGGATGCCGCTGTTGAGTATCTTATGGGTCGCAAATAGACCCGCAACTTGAAAAGGAAAAAGTCATGACGACTTTCGCTACTAGCGCTGCGATTGGTGAGCGCGAGCAGCTTGCCGATGTGATCTATCGCATCGACCCTGCTGAAACACCGATCTTCTCGAACGTGAAGAAGGAAACCTCGAACGGTATCTTTACCGAGTGGCAGGTTCAAGAATTGGCTGCGAGCAGCGCCACGAACTATCACAACGAAGGTGCCGACACTGCGACTGCGGCGGCTACGCCGACCAGCCGTGTGGGTAACTACCACCAGATTTCCAAGAAAGTCTTCGCGACTTCTGGCACTCTGGATGCGGTAGATACTGCCGGACGAGAGCGTGAGCACAATTACCAGAAGGTACTGAAATCATTGGAACTTCGTCGCGATCTAGAAAAAATGATCGGCGATACCGATGTTGCTCGTTCCGCTTCTGACCCTCGTAAGTCAGCTTCGCTGTCTTGCTGGATCACTAACGGTTCTGTCGGTGCAGGCGACGGTGCCTTCTCGGCAGGCAACGGCACCGACGCAGTAACCGGCGGCACAGACCGCGCACTGACGCTCGCCCTCATCGAGGACGCGCAGCAGGACGCTTGGGCCGACGGCGGCAACCCTCGTATGATGGTCATGTCCGCAACCAACAAGGCCAACTTCTCGGACCTGTCGGCGTCGGGCAACCTCGTCAGCAATGACGTGAACATGACCGCTGCCAAGGAAGTGACCTATGTCGGATCGACTAGCGTCTTTATGGGAGATTTCGGTACTGTTGAGGCGACCCCGTCTCGTCAGATTGGTAATGATCGCATCTTCCTGATCGACCCGGACTTCGTGTCGCTCTGCACACTGAATGGTCGTAACTTCCTTGAGGAAGACCTTGCCAAGGTTGGCGACGCGACTGAGAGCCACGTCCTGATCGAGTGGGCGCTCAAGCCGACTGCCCCGAAGGCACACGCGATGATCCTTGATCTGAACGGTTCCTAATCTAGCGAGAGGGCGGCTTAGGTCGCCCTCTCCTCTATGAGGAAAAAATGAAGCGATATCTCTACACCAGTCCCAGAGACCGCAAGGAAGTTTCCCTGCACCAGCACAGCGACGGGACGATGCACATTGAGCAACGGCAAGAGTTTGGCGACCTTCTGAAAATCAACAAGCAGATGGCGAATGACTACAAGCCCGGCTCAATGATCGGCAACACACAGCGGCACGCACAGCATGTGGCCGAAATCCCAAACGTCGTGTACAATCACCTTCTGGAAAAGTTTGGCCCGATGCGCGAAAACCAAAGAGCGTGGAAGCAGTGGCTGAACGATCACCAGAACCGGGCATTTAGAACAGGCGGCGGAAACCTCTGATGGCAATCTCGACCTACAGCGAATTGAAGACGGCTATCGCAAACTTTCTTGCACGCGATGACCTGACAAGCGTAATCCCTGACTTTATCCAGCTTGCCGAGGCGACGATGTCTCGCGAGCTTGAGACGCGGTCTCAGGAGAAGCGCGCCACCGCAACGCTGACGGCAAGCGACGAATACATTGCGTTGCCGACAGACCTGCGCGAGGTTCGCGAGGTCAAGCTAAACACGACGCCGATCACGGTGCTGACCTACTACAGCCCTGTCGCACTCGATCAGAAGTTTTCGTCTGGCGGCACTGGCAAGCCAAAGGGCTTCAGCATTGTCGGCGACGAGATGAAGTTGCGCCCTGTGCCGGATAGCTCGTATACAGCCGAAATTATTTACATCGGGTCAGTCGTTGCGTTGTCAGACAGCAACGCGACAAACAACATCCTGAGCCGCTCGCCTGATGCCTACCTATACGGATCGCTCGCAGAGGCGTATGCTTACCTGCTAGATGAGCAACGCGCGTCGCAATACATGCAACGCTTTAACCTTGCATTGGAACAGATCAAGGTTGACGAGCAGCGCGCACATTATGGAACCGGGTCGCTACAGATCAGCAGCATCTACCAGCGCCAAAATGCAGCAGTGGAGAGCTAAACAATGTCTGCGATGTCTGACTATCTTGAGAACAAAATCCTAGACCACGTCCTTGGGACGACGGCCTACACCCACCCATCCACGGTTTATATCGGCCTCTCTACCGGGTCTTTTGGTGATGACAATAGCGGCACCGAATTGAGCGGCAGCAACTACAGCCGTGTCTCGGCTGCGTTTGATGCGGCTTCGGGTGGCACGACTGACAACACTGCGGCGATTGAGTTTGCGGCAGCGACTGGGTCGTGGGGTACGGTCTCGCACTTCGGTATCTTCGATGCGGCGTCAAGCGGGAATTTGTTGATCCACGGTGCTTTTTCGACAGGTAAGCTGATAAGCTCCGGCGACGTTCTGAAAATCTCAGCGGGTGATCTCGACATCACCGCAGCATAAGGTGATGCCGTGGCAATCGCGAAGCCTACCCTTGATCAGCTAACAGGCTCTATTGATGCCTTCGTCGGTTCTCTTGACACCGACGCTGATCTGCTTCGCGCTGACTTCACCAAAGAGCCAACGCTTGAAGAGCTAGACGGTATTGTCGGCAGCCTAGACAGCGCTGACGTATTTGGCGATCTCGACAGCCTGAGCTTTGACTTTTTCTCTGTAGCCGGCAGCGCATCTATCGAAATCACAGCCACGGCTGTGCCGGTATCCCCCATCGAGTTTGACGCCTCTGTGTCGGTCTCGATGTCGGCAACCTCCGACAACTTCCGCGAGCGCGGCGTCGATGCGTCTGTTACGGGTGCTGCGTCTGTTGCCGCCACCGCAGCGTTTATCGCTCGGATGGACGGCGCTGCCAGCATCGCAATCACGGCCACGTCGGACAGTGACCGGATCAGAGGCGTAGAAGGTGCCGCCAGCGTCGCTGTGACGGCCACTGGCGCGTATGTGACGGTGTTCACGGTTGCTGGTAGCGCAGACATCTCTATGGCCGCCACAGGCGCTTATGTGGGCGTTTTCGCTATGTCCGGTTCCGCTGACGCATCAATGTCTGCTACAATGCGCGGCAAGGTGCTGGGCGAAGACTGGACAGAAGTCGCCGACGGCACAGAGACTTGGACGGATGTCGCGGCAGGTTCTGAGGTCTGGTCGCAGGTATCTGTAGGCAGCGAGGTTTGGCACGTTCAATGATACAGTTTGGCGAATTCCTCCCAGATCAACCAGATTACTCTAACCCCGGCGTCACGCGCGCCGAGAATGTTATTCCTGCGGCTGGCGGTTATCGCAGCTTGCCTGAGTTTGTTGCATACTCCGGCGCGGCAGACGCAGACATAAATGGCGTGTTCGCGGCGAAGGACAATGACGGCAACGTCAAGCTGTTTGCTGGTGACACCACAAAATTATATCAATTTGACAGCAGCGACAGCGGCCTCGACAACATTTCAAAGTCTGGAAACTATACGCTGACTGCGCCGCAGGAGCGTTGGAGATTTGTGCAGTTTGGCAAGGACGTGGTCGCAGTCGGCGGCATTGGCGTGCCGCCACAGCGTTACACACTCGGCACCAGTAGCCTCTTCGCTGATCTGGCTGGATCGCCGCCTGACGCTGATTTCATTGCGGTGGTGCGTGATTTCGTGTGGCTCGGCAACGTCGATGATGGGTCGGGCAACCGCCTTCCGTTCCGCGTCCAGTGGTCAGGCTTTAACGACATCACAAGCTGGACGGCCGGCACGGATCAGTCCGACTTCCAAGACATTCCCGACGCAGGCAACGTGACCGGTATGGTCGGCGGCGAATACTGCACAATCCTGATGGAGCGCGCGATTGTCCGTGCCACTTACTCTGGTCCGCCGCTGATCTTCCAGTTTGACAAAGTCGAGACGGCGCGTGGATGTCAGGTGCCGGGGTCGATCTGCAACATCGGTCACACTGTCTTCTATCTGTCGGACGATGGCTTCTATGCGTTCGACGGCCAGCGGTCTCAGAACATCGGGGCCGAGAAGGTTGATAAATTTTTCTTCGACAGTTTCAATATCGCGCACAAGGACCGGATGACATCAAGCGTCGACCCGCAGAACCAGATCGCGGTCTGGTCCTATGTGTCAAACAATAGCACCGACGCCAAGCCCGACAAGCTGCTGATCTACAACTACGCAATCGGGCGCTGGTCTACCGCCAACGTGCAGGCCGGTCTGATTGCGCCGATGTTTACGCCAGCCTACACGCTGGAGCAGCTAGACACAATCAGCACCAGCATCGACGCGCTGCCTGCATCGCTTGATAGCGCTTTGTACAAGGGCGGGCAGTTTCTCTTCGGCGGTGCCGTCGGAAACAAAATCCACACCTTTACAGGCGACCCGCTGGCCGCAACCATTGAGACGGCAGAAGCCGGCCTTGCAACTGGCAAGTTTAATATGGTCACGCGCATTTACCCGTATCACGAGGGCGGCAGCGTCACAATGCAAGTAGGCACACGCGGGCTGCACTCCGACACAACGACATTCACAACGGCACAGTCTCCAAACGCTGACGGCTTCGCGCCGTTTCGAGCGCAGGGGCGTTATCACCGCGCACGCATGAACCTAAGCGGGCAGTGGTCATTCGCGCAGGGTATGGACGTTGAGGCGAGACAGGTGGGTAGGCGATGACGACGCGCACCGCAAACTTCCGCATCCTTAATCCGATCCTTGCCACAACGCGCGAGATCGCCGAGCTACTGAACCGCACGATCAACGGCGGCTTGAATAGCTGGGATTATGTGACGCTTGCCGCCAGCGCGACAGAAACAACAAAGACAGACCCACGTTTCTCAAAGGAAAGCGTGGTGTTTTTTACGGCGATCAACGGATCGCCTGAGCATCATCAGCCGTACATCAAATCGACCAGCACTGACGGGACGATGAAGATTGGACACAAGAACCACGGCCACACACAAGAATTCGCCTACCTTATTGTTGGGTGAATACAGGATGAGTGAACATTGGCAGCGCTGTAAGCGCTATATCGAGGATGCGCTGGAGTATGCCGGCGGGTCGCACACAATAGAGGACGTGGCTATAGCTATAGCAGAGGGCAAGGCCCAGTTTTTTCCTTTGTCAAGGTCTGCTATAGTGACGGAGGTGGTTGACTATCCGCAGAAGGCAATGTGCCGGATTTGGCTGGCGGGTGGTGACTTGGACGAATTGATGCAAGCGGAAGTTGCAATCGCAGCGTGGGCCAAGACGCAGGGTTGCGACGGGATGGAGATCATCGGGCGCAGGGGTTGGTCTCGCACATTAAAAGATTACCGGCAGAGCGCGGTGGTACTGATAAAGGATTTCAAAGATGAGTAAAGGCGGAAGCACGACAAGGACGGTGATGAGCCAAACGGAGCCGCCGGCATACGCGAAGCCGTTTCTGGAGTTTGGCCTTTCTGAGGCCAAAGAGATGTACGGCTCGCCGCAACAATTTTTCCCCGGCTCAACCACGGTAGGCTTCTCACCAGAGAGCGAGATGGCTCTGTCCGGTCTGCGGCAACAGGCGATCACTGGGTCGCCCTTTATCGGTGCCGTTCAAGACGTAGTGATGCAGAACCTGACCGGCACAAACCCGTTGATGGCGGCGGCGTTTAGGCCAGCCGTTGAGGCGGTGCAGGCCGAGGCATCGAAGGCTGGGCGCTACGGCTCCGGCTATCAGCAGGCAGCACTGGCACAGGCTCTCGCGCCGATGGCGTATCAAGCGCAGCAGGCCGCAATCGCACAAGCGCCCGGCGCACGTCAGTTTGGTCAGGCCGACCTTCAGACGCTGGCGCAGGTCGGCGCGGCGCGTGAGGCGCAGGATCAGGCCGAGCTTGCTGCTAGTATGCAGCGCTTTCAGTTTGAGCAGGAAGCGCCTCGTGCGGCTCTGGCGGATTATATGGCAACGGTTAGGGGTGGCACGATTGGCGGTCAGACAATGCAGCCAGTATTCCGTCAGCCTGCGCTTTCGGCGCTTTCTGGTGCAATGGGCGGCGCGCAGCTTGCCGGAATGATACCGGGTATGGGCGGCGGCGTTGGCGCTGGCTTAGGCGCACTCGCAGGATTGTTGGGGTAAGATATGGCAAACAGAATGACACGGCCTGTACAGCTTGGGTTTATGTCCCCGCAGCGAGCGAACCAACTGCTGCTTCAGGGCTTCCCGCAGCCAACCGCCACAGCGGCACGCATCCCGCAGTACACGACGCCGTCTGGCGCTGTGCCGCCGATGGCTCTGACGCCTTCACAGCTTTCTGCTGTAAGGGCGCAGAAACGATCTGCGACGCGCCCGATCATGCCGCTTGAGGCGGCCGCTATGCGCGGCTCGATGATCCCGCCCGGCCGGCGTATGACGCCGCCAGCGCCTCGCCCGATGCAGACTATAGGCAACGCCTTCCGTCAGCCACTGACATCACCGACGGGACAAGGTCTGGCGGCGGCAGCGCTGACCGGTCTTGAGTATGGCGGGCCGCAGCTTCAGCCCACCTCGCTTGGCCAAGGACTGGCGCGGATGGGTGCGGCTGGCCTCAAAGCATATACAGACGCTGCTGCGGCGGAACAGGCTCGCGAAGACAAGCGGGCCGAGCGCGAGGCCTTGGCGGCATATCGAGAGGCTCAACTTGAGATACAGCGTCAAACTCTTGATGTCAGAAGGGCCGCAGCGGAGGCTCAAGCGGCGGCGGCTGCCCCCGGTTTTGAAGACGAAACAAAGCTGCGAAAAGAATACGACAAATCGTCTGAAGATTTTAAAGAGGCGAATGTTGGCTTTCAAAAGGTACAAAACGCTGCGGCAGCGACGCCAAGCGGCGCAAACGATTTGGCTCTTATCTTTGGCTACATGAAGGTTCTTGATCCCGGATCGGTTGTCCGAGAGGGCGAATTTGCAAACGCCGAAAATTCTGGAGGAGTAGCGGAGAAGATTAGGAATAGCTACAACAGGATTTTAAGAGGCGAGCGTTTGAGCGATGTGCAGCGTGAAGCCTTCATCCAATCGGCCCGCACGCAATTTGCGCCATATATAGACGCGCAATCAGCGCTTGAAGCCAGATATCGAGGATTGGCAGAGGTGTATGATTTTAACGTCGATAATGTCGTTACGTCCTATTTGCCCAAAAAGGGAAGCCGTACAAACCCGTATGAATTTGATACAGAGGCAGAAGCAGAAGCGTCCGGCTTAAAAGGTTTTGCTTACATTGGCGGTAGATTAGCGAGGATTGATTAATGATCACATATATGGATCAGCAAAAGCCGTCAGCGGAACAACTGTTTGGTGGTCTGGTTCGCGGTGTTAGTGAGCCTTTTATCAGGGGCGCACAAGAGCGCATGACAAAAGACTACGCCAAGGATATGGGGCGCGCAGCGTTTCAAGGGCTAACGCTTGGATTTGGTGACGAGATTGAGGCGTTTCTTGGATCACTTGGTGACGAGGAGTACACCGCACTTCGTGACAAGATCAGGTCCGAGATGTCCCAATTTAGAGACGACAAAACAGCAGAAAGTTATTTCGCTGAGATCGGCTCTTCCCTCTTGGCTCCGGGCGGCCTTCTTAAATTCTTAGGAACAGGCACAAAAGCTGTTGTGGGTACAGGCGCTGCAACTGGCGCGCTTGCTGGCGCTGGGTATGCGGAAGAGGCTGGCGACATCCCCGCAGGCATGATCGCTGGCGGCACAATAGGTGCTGCCGGCTCCGCTGTTACCCCTGCCATTCCTGCGGCGCAGCGTGCGTTACGCGCGGCCGGCATAGACCTTACCCCCGGACAGCTTTACGGCGGCGGGATTAAAACAGCAGAAGAAGCTCTTACATCTTTCCCTATTATGGGCGCTGGCATCAGGGCGGCTCAAAGAAAGGCTATTGAGCAGTCACCCGCCTTTCTTTACAACCGAGCGCTCAAAGATATAGGCGTTACAATTCCTGTAACTATGACGCCGCGCGCTGCGGCGAATAGGGCTAGGGCCGAAATACGCAAGGCTTATGAAAACGTATTTTCCGATGCGCGAATAAAGCTAGACGATGAGACGCTTGACGCTGTTGGTGAGGCGGTGGCTGCCTCACGGAAGCGTTTGGGAAAAGAGCAAGAGGCTGCGGCGATTGATCTTGAGCAACTTGTCCTTGACCGCCTGACAGACGCTGCCGATGAAAACGACACGATATCAGCGGCAGCGCTCAAGACCATCCAGTCAAAGTTAGGCGCGGACGCCACGTCCGCTGTTAAGCAAAATAACTTTGCAAGAGCCGAGGCGATTGACGAAGTGGATGCGGCGCTGCTCGATATATTTGCAAAGCAATTTCCCGACAGGGCAGACCGGCTTAAAAAACTAGATAGCGCATACAGCAAGTATGTTCCGCTTCGCCGCGCGGCAGCTATGGCTGACGAAAGCGCCTTTACACCGGCTCAGGCTCTGCGTGCTGTTCGCGCCGAAGAAAGACGGGCCGGTGCGACTGGCTTGGGCCGCCTTGAGGCGGGCGAGGCTAGGATGCAACGCCCCGTTGAAACGCTTAAAAGAGTTATGGGCGGCGGCTTGCCAGAGAGCGGCACGGTGCCGCGCCTTCTTAGCTCTATGGCTTTGATGGGCGCTGGCGGCGTCGGCGGCACACCGTTTGGCATGACGGAAGAGGGCGCAGTTGGGGCTTTGGGGTTGGGGCTTGCTGGGCGCGGGCTATATACCCCTCTGGGGCAACGCTTTCTAAGCAGGGCTGCAATACCCGCAGTGGGCGGCATGTTGAGAGCGCCGACCACCGCCGGACTTTTAAGCCAGCAGCTTGCTCCGGGCGCTCAAGAAATGCTGCTCGGCCCCGTAGTGCCATAGCCCGCGAGCCGTGATAAACTGCACGCACGATAACGAAGGAACAACCTGATGGCTAAAAACTCGATCCGCGATTACGACGCAACGTCCGGCAACAACACCGACGTGCAGTCGGTAGACATATCCGAAGGTTGCGCCGCGAGCGGGATCAATAACGCTATTCGCGAAGTTATGGCAGACCTAAAGGATGTCAGCACCGGCACGGTCAAACTTGAGACGCCCGGAGCGGATCAGCTTAACGTCGACAACATCCGCCTCGACGGCAACACCATCAGCAGCACAGATACAAACGGCAACGTGAACATCGACCCAGCGGGAACGGGCGACACTATTATTGCGTCGGGTAACGTAAAAATTGGTGATGCGACCACTGATGTCACAAGCAAACTAACTGTTAGCGGCAATGGCAGCGCAGACACTGCGACTTTTATGTATGATGGAAGCGCTGGAACATATCTTGATATTAATACAAACGCAGCAAACGGTGTTGTGAGTTTAGAAGCCAACGCTCGGACTGGAGATTTTCCACCCCTAACTTTTACAACGGGCGGCTCAGAACGCCTCAGAGTGGACTCCAGCGGCATCTTAATGGTGGGAAAGACCTCCACGAATTACCAAAGTGTCGGCGTCGAGGCAAAAGGCAACGGTAGTCTCTGGGCTACGGCTGATGGTAATAACCCGCTAATTCTAGTGCGTAAATCAAGCGATGGTGCCATAGCTCAGTTTTACAAAGACAGCAGCATTGTGGGGATTATTGGTGCCGATTCGGGTAAAATATATATAGGTGGCGGTGACACAGGGTTTATTTTCCAAGGTTATGCCAATGATGCGATAGCGCCTTACAGCCCCGACGGCGGGGCAATCAGAGATAACGCCATTGATTTAGGTTATTCATCTGGACGTTTTGACGATATCTACGCCACCAACGGAACAATCCAAACATCTGACCAAAATGAAAAGCAAGACATTGCCAGTCTGACGACTGCCGAAATGACAGCGGCGAAGGCTATTAGCAAGCTGTTCAAAACCTACAAGTGGAAAGACAAGGTTGTAGCAAAGGGCGATGCGGCTCGTACACACACCGGTGTGATTGCACAGGAAGTGCAGACCGCAATGTCTGACGCTGGCCTTGACGCAAGCAAGTATGCGTTTTGGTGTAGCGACACTTGGTGGGAAACCAGCACAGAGGTAGCTGCTGTCGAGGCTGATGAGGAAGCTGGCATTGAGGCGCGTGACGCCTACACCCGCGTTGATACCTACGACACAGCCGACGATGCACCAGAAGGCGCAACGGAACGCACCCGTCTTGGTGTTCGCTACCCTGAGTTACTGGCGTTTATAGGCGCAGCTACTGAGCAACGCTTGGCTGACATCGAAACACGCTTGACCGCATTGGAGGCATAAAGTGGCTAAAGATAAACTCACCGACTACAGCGCCACCAACGGCTCCAACACGGATGTCGGCGGGATCAACATCGACGAGGGCATGCTCCCTAGTGCTGTTAATAACTCTATCCGCGAGTTGATGACGCATCTGAAAAACTTCTCAGATGGCACGGATGCGATTGATGCGCTGACTGTTACCGGCGACCTGACCGTTGACACCAACACGTTGCATGTCGATGCGGCTAACAATCGGGTGGGCGTGGGTACAACCGCAGGAGATGCGGGTGCATCACTTACTGTCAACAAGTCTCCCGTCGCAGCACACGGCAACCCGCTTTTGCAAGTGGGAGGGTCAACTTTCACTAGCGGCGGCTATTACACTATCGGGCTTGGGTACACAAACTCAACATACACAGAACCTCCAGCAGAAATTTCTTACATCTCGCAGTCTGATAGTGGCGGCACAAAAGGCGCTATAGTTTTTGGAACACGGGATGTGACAACCAACACAGCCGTGACAGAACGCCTTCGTATCTTGTCCGGCGGTGGCCTCACCTTCAACGGCGACACGGCGGCGGCAAATGCGCTCAATGATTATGAGGAGGGTACGTTTACGCCATCTTTTTCACAAGGCGCATCCGGCGTTACATATAGCACTCAATCAGGCCATTATGTCAAAGTCGGTAAATTAGTCCACATTGCAATCTATCTTGATGCCGCCTCTACTTCTGGCACTACTAGCGACGTTGTTGTTATAAGCGGCCTTCCTTTTGCTACTGCGGTTTTCCCACCGTTAAGTAGTTTTACTATTGGCTATGCAAATAACTTTAATCCTACAGGGAACCCTTTGACCGCTTTAGGCAATTCAAACAATACAACTATCAATTTGTATGAGTTTGACGGCACTAATCTTCTTGGTACAGAAACAAACTTTCTGCACGACTTGTACATTAGCGGGTCATATGTAGCATTTTAACCTCACCATCCGGTAGAGGTTGGACAGGTCGCAGCCAGCGACGATAAACAGAGGAGTAAACAATGGCACTGACAAAAGAATACGAATATGACTGCGAAGTGCGTGGGCCGTACAAAAACGTACAGGTTCGCAAGGCAACCGTCGTCAAGGATGATGGCGTGGAGATCAGCCGCAACTACCACCGGCACGTTCTGCACTGCCGCACAAAGTCTGGCGATAGCTGGGGTGATACCGACATCAGCGGTGAAGACGCATCTGTACAGGCAGTGTGCAACGCCGTGTGGACACAGAGCATTAAGGATGCCTACGAGGCTTTTGAAGATAGTCAGACCGTCTGATGACCGAGGAACAGAAAATCGTGATTGACGTTGCGGCGGGTACTGGCACCGCCGCTGCGTTTATGGATATGGCACCAAACGCTGTGGCGCTCGTCACGGGCGTTTGGGTGCTGATCCGCATCTGGGAGACCGAGACGGTAAAGCGGCTCACGGGGCGCGACTGATGTGGAGCCGGCCTTCGTTCTGTTTGTCTTCCTCGGTATCGGTGATGACCGACGTAAAGTCTCTGACGACCTAGCGTTTCGGGATTTGAACGATTGCGTATGGTACGCCCAGACCTTGCACAAGCAGGGCAAGAAAATTACAGCGTATTGCCTGCCGGTGATGGTGGGCAAGGACAGGAAGGTCTACTGATGATACAGGTGCCAATGATTGATCTGATCCAGACCGCGCTGATAGTCGTCGCAATCGTAATGCTGGCGAGGCGGTAATGATCGATCCTATCTCGGCGTTCACAGCGGTGTCAGCCGCCAGTAGCGCCATTTCCAGCGCCATCAAGGCAGGCAAGGATTTGCATAGCCTTTCCGGCCCCGTGGCGAAATACGCCAAGGCTGAGGCGGAGCTAAACTTCGGCGCATCCCGAAAGAAGAAAAGCCTGTTCACCAGAATGACCGGGGCCGAGCAGGCCGGGATTGATACCTACTTCAAGAAACTTGAGCTAGACCAGATGCGCGCGCAGCTTCGCGAAGTCATCACGATCCACGGCAAGCCGGGCGCGTGGGAAGCCTTGCAGGCGGAGATAGCCCGGCAGCGGCAACTGCAAAAAGACGAGCTAGAGCGGCGTGCCAAGGTGCGTGACGCCATCATCATGTGGACCGTGTTACCGGTCATCCTGATAGGTGGTGCCGCCCTGCTGTATATGTTCGTCATGTTCTTGAAGGGCCAGCAATAACGGGGTGACGTGACAAGGTCTGCCACGACTACGGGCTTGGCGGGGGAGTACGTCACGTCTGCGGCGATATTGGAATTGGGCTGGCGCGTATCAGCGGCACAGCAGGATGCTGTTGACCTTGTTGCGTGGATCGGCAACACCTTCATGCGCGTACAGGTAAAGTCGTCCCACCTAAACAAGCAGCGATGCGGGAGCCGGCCGGCGTATCACTTTCAGAACGGCTCAGGTCGATCCAAGAAGGCGCTGCCCACGTTAAATCAGTTTGATATCCTAGCACATTGCGCCATTGAGCATCGGCGGGTACACTTCACCGCCGCCTGCTGCATAAACAAGTACAGCCAGAGGCGCGCGCAAAGCTGGTTTGAGCAGCCGGACATCGAGGGCGATAGCTGGCGTCGGGCCGTCGAAATAGTTATGGAGACGAGAAATGGATAAGCTGATCGAGATGATTAAGCATCATGAGGGCGTGGTGGCACACGCCTACAAGGACAGTCGCGGGTATCTGACCATCGGCGTGGGCCGCCTGATCGACGAAGAGCTAGGCGGCGGCCTGTCCGATGACGAGATCGATTATCTGCTGGCGAACGATCTGAAGCGCTGCCAAGCAGAGGCAGAGACATACCCGTGGTTTGCTGGCCTCTCAGAGCCGCGTCAGGCCGTTGTCGTGTCGATGCTGTTCAATCTAGGCAAGCCACGCTGGGACGGCTTCAAGAAGGCTCAGGCGGCGATTGAGGCGGGTGATTACACCGAAGCTGCGTCGCAGATGCTCGACAGTCGCTGGGCCAAGCAGGTCGGGAAACGCGCCGAGGATATGGCCGGCATGATGATCAGCGGGGAGTGGATGTGATCTTGTGGGATATGCACAACCGCACCACAGAGGAACAGGCGAGGAAAAATCGCAATGAGCAAGACGCTGCTTGAATACAAAATAATTCCGCGCTTCATGATGCTGGCATTCACGCTGATGGCGTGGAATGTCTGCGACTGGTTTATGGGGCTAGGCGTTGAGGCCACAACGCAGCAGACCGCTTTCGTCTCAACTATTGTTGGGGCCGCCACGGGGGCGTTTGCCGTCTGGATGGGACACGAAAGCAAATGAAGTGGCTGCTGCTGATGTTGATTATGGAAGCGGACGGGCAGATTACGGCACATGTACTCAGCGATCATGAGACGATGGCCGAGTGTCACGTCGCCGGGACGTATATCAACTGGGAAGAGCGCATGCCTGTAAACAAGGACATGCTCTGTTTCGCAACTGACATCAAGATAGAGGTAATGGAATAATGCTTGCAATACTTGGCAAAATACTAGGATCGGAAGCGGTCATCTCAAAGGGGATGGACCTGATCGATGATATGCACACCAGCGACGCAGAGGGGATCGCAGCTAAGAGCAAGGCGAAGACTGACCTTCTCGCGGCCTACCAGCCCTTCAAGCTGGCCCAGCGATACATCGCGCTGATGTTCACGGCGATGTTTCTGTTCATTATGGCCAACGGTGTGGTCGGCGCACTGTACGGTGTGATCGACATGAGCAACGTCGAGGCGGCTAAGGACTTCGCGTCGGAGATGTGGCTAGGCGAGATCATGCTCGGCATCGTCGGCTTTTACTTCGGCGGCGGTCTGGCTGAGAGCGTGAAGAAGAAATAAAAAAAGCCCCGCCGAAGCGGGGCAAGTTGAGGGAGGAATACTAAGGATCGTATCTCTCGGCGGTTTCCTCGTCAACCAGCCCCGACCCGCGACATAGCTCGCACTCCATCTGGCGCTCGCTAAGGTAGCCGCCTCGCCACGCCATCGGCGCTGAGACGGCTACCTCATACCACGCGACGCCTTCGCCGCCGCACTCAGGACAGGTGGTCATGCCGCCACCCAGTTGGCTTGCTCCACGAGCCACGTCATATGCTCGTCGCGAGCGACAACCTGTATTTGATAGTACAGGATGTCTTCGGGGCCGACGCCCTCGATCTCGCTGTAGTCGAGATCGTGGAGCGCCTTGGACTGCTCGACGGCACGGTCATAGCAGGCCATCGCGTCGATCCCATTGTCGAATTCCTTGACCCGATGGCAGGAACCGTCCTTCTTGAAAAAGCGAACTTCACAGTAAGTCATCGTTTGTCTCCCTTCGATGATGGTTAGGGGCAAGGGTTAAACCCCTACCCATCCGTTCTTGTCGCGTGAGAACTCAGCCAAAACTTCTGAGGGCTGCCCCCACTCTTTCTTGATCAGGCGGGCGCGGATGACGCTACCCACGCGGTTCTCAACGCGCTGGCCCCCAGATACCCAGCCTCCGCGCTCGACCTTGTCACACTCGATCAGGTGGTTCTTGATCTTTCCAGCCTTTTCACCGCGAACGTAGCGGGGCAACTTTTCAAGCATATCGGCTGGGATAACGCGGGCTGCGTAATCAGCGCCAAAGTCAGTCCAGAGCCAAGCGTCTCGTGTAACGATCTCTGCGTGGTTGGCCATCTCGATCTCCCTGTTCAACTTTTGTTTAACTCACCCTACGAATATAGGGGGGTATCGAAACAATATCAATACCCCCCGTGCGTTTTTTATAGCACCTCGATTGAGCGTGCCTGACCCTTGCCGC